TCAGAGTCCTTTTTTGAGGGCGGTGATGGCGATGTCGAGGATTCTGCGTTCGGCATCGGGTTGGAGTTGGTTGTTGCCGTTGATGGGGAGATAGGGGCGTGCTGGGAGGTTGGTTTTGTGGCCGCGCCCTGCTTGACCGCCGAGGTGGTGGATGGCGGCATATTTTTTGTTGCTGCCGATGCGGGCATAGTTGCTGCCGACCTGTGTGGTCAGGCTGGCGGCGAGTTGCCCGCTTTTTTGCAGGGTCTTGCCTCCCTCATCTGCGGCGCGCCGGCTTTGTTTCCATCGCTGTCCGCCCCAACCTTCGGATTCGAAGTTTTCTTCGGTCATAGACAGCAACTCGGTGGCGATGCCCCGCATCATGGCGCGGGTGTTGGTGGCGTTTTTGAGCAGCGTATTCAAGCCGTGGTCGAGCCGCTCTGCGTCTAATTTAATCTCAAGCATGGTCAGCCCCTCAATAATTCGCGCACCCATGCCAACGATTCGGGGGTTAGGGCGTTTTTGAATTTCTGGTTAGCCATCATGGTTTTGATGGCAATCCGGGCGATATCTGGATGGGTTGCCTGCGCCTTTTCCACGGCAATTTGCGCCATGCGGGACAACATGGATTTGCCTTGGTTGGCATTGAAGCCCGCATTGGGGGCGATAAATTTGTTGTTGATGCGGATGCCGGTGCGCCGGGCATAGCGTGCCTCCCCGGTATAAGGGTTTGAACCTATATCGACGGTGACGGACTCAAGAGTCGGTCTGGCTTGAACACGGCTCTCACCCATACCGCGCGACAGAGGGCGAACCCGGCAGCGGCAGCGATAATCCAAGGGCGGATACAGGCTGTCCCACACCGGGTCGTCGGCCGCATAGACGCGACCGTGTAACATACGGTGGGTTTCGCGGGTGCGACTGTCGTTGATGGCAACGTACTGCCAATAAGGGTGCGTATCGATGGAGTCCATCATTTCGGCGTAGCGACCCGCCATGTAGGCCGACTGCATATTGGTCAGGTAGATGGTTTTCAGGCGGTGGGGGCTGCCGAGCTGTACGCTTTGGGTTTCCCCTTCGGGATTTTGAACTTCCTGCCTGCCTCACCAGCCTTTGCGCTGCAGAACGGGGGCGAGTTCGCGGTCGAACTCTTCCAGCGTCCGGCCTTGTTCGGCGGCATCGACGACGGCGGAATAGATGTCGGACAGCACATCCATTTTGGCGGTTTTGGCCACCGTAAAGGCAGTGGCGTGCGCGTCGTCCAACATATCCTGCCAGTCCCAAGATACGGCAATGCCTTTTTGCTTGAGATAGGCAACGGCGGCTTCGGGTTTCATGCCGAAGACGGCTTTAATATCTTCGGGGTTCATGATTTAAGCTCCTGTACCACTTCAATCCTGCCTACCAAGTCGAAGAGGAAAATCAGGCGTGCCAACTCGTTTTGCAAGGCGGTATCGTCCATGTTCGGATAGGCGGCGGACAGACGGTCGAGCAGGTTTTCGGCGGTTTCGCCCTGCCTTAACTCGGACACTAGGACGGCAGTCAGCCGTTCGCCCTGTTCATTCAGACGGCCTGTGTCGGGGGCGAGTCCGTCGATGACCAAACCTGCGTCTGTCAAATCGCCCTCGGTGAAGTCGGCAGCTTTTGCCTCTGGGGTTGCTTGAACATCCTCAACCAAATCCCCCCTCTCTCAAACCGTATGTGCGCTGCCAGTATTGGTTGGTGAACTTGGCACCGGCATCCACCATCATCTTATCCCGTTCGGCACGCTCTCTGGTGCCGCTTTCCTCATTTTCGAACAGCACGAATTTCGGGCGGGCAACGTCTCCGAAATTTATCTCTACCACCCACTCTATCAACTGATTGAACGTTGTCTCCACGATTCGTTTGTCGCTGTCGCGGATGTCGTCCGTTACTTCCAAGCCTGCGGTCGCACTGGCGTGGGTACTGTCTTTTTCGGTGGTTTGGTCTTGTCCGAGCAGTGCAATGCTGATTTCGGAGCGGCAATAACGGATGAGCTTGTCGTAGGCATCAATAGATGAGGCCTTGCCGCTTGCCTCATGTATCTCGACGCTGGAATCGTTGGGGATGGTGCCGACGCTGTTGCCGATCAGGGCTTCGAGCGCGTCTAGCAGCTTGTCGGTATCCTGCGGGGTATTGGAACGCGGTTCTTTACCAATCAGCCAAGGCGCGCCGTATTTTTCGGTGAACTGCATCCAAAATTTAAGGCCGCCGCGTTTGAAGGTGACCAGCCAAAAAACCAAGCCCAAATCACCCAAACCGTAGGGGTTGAGATAATCTGCCTCATGTGTCGGGCAGAGGAACTTATAAGGCGGGGGAACGGTATCGGTCAGTCCGTTTTGGATGTAATGCAGCTCGCCTTCGTCGTTGAAGGCGAACCATTCTTGCGGCTTGGCGATGATTTTGTCAGGCAGCCATGCAGAATCGGTACGCCAAATCAGCTCGATGGGCTGGTAACCGTAAAAAACGGCGTTTAAAACGTCTTTAATCAGGCGGTAAACATCGGTTTCGGCCAGCCAGCTATCGATAAAATCCCGTACATTTTTAGGGGTGTCGTCGCCCTCAAGCCGCCATTCGAGGCGGGCGACGGCAGCTTTTCGGCGGCGTACCAACGAGCCGACCAAGGGGTCGCGCATCAGCTCGCGGTAAACGGAAATTTGCCTGCCCATTTTGCGCAAAACGGGGTCGGGATTAGGCAGCCAGCCGTTAAAACCGCTGAAAAACGGGCGGGAAACGGCGAGATGGGCAGATAAATCCTGCGGCTTGAAGGTCATGATGCCTTGACTGGTTTTGAGTTTGAGGTGGGGTTTGGGCATGAATAAAACTTTCTATTAAAAAGGTAAGCACAATTCATATATTTTTCGCCAGAGATATGGCAATGATTGAGCCGTATCTTTTATAAACTCGAAAGGACTGTGCGGATTCCAATGTTTAGACGGCAGTTTTGCCAGTATCAGAAGTAGAGGGTAAGAAGCGAGTAGCATTAGAAAAATTATGAATCTTGCTACAAGCAATACTGTAAAAGGTAGTGATGCAATAAGCGTAATTGCTACCAATACGGGTAAACACAGGGTGAAAATAATTTTCTCAATGGTTTTATCATTCATATCAATAACCTTTGGTTAATGCGCTTTTTCGGCGGATTCGGCGGCTGGCTACGCGTATCGGTCCGGTATTCAGCTCGCGGCTGGCGTAATGGGCAAGAACAAAGGCAATCGCCGCGTCGCCGTGGCGTTTTTTGCCGTCTTGACCTTTGGTGCGTACATCGGGGATACGCGGCACGCCTCTGACCAGCTCGAAGGCGCGCAGGTCGGTCAGGATGTCTTCGTCTTTGGGGATTGCGTCCAACGTGCCGTCTTCGAGGGCTGCTTTGAACGGCGCGGTATGGGTGCGGTACCAGTTTTCCGAGAGCATGACCGACTCGCATACCTCCGCGCCAAATTCGTCGCGCATGGCTTCAGCGATTGATTGACCGTTGCCGCGCGCATCCAA